GGATATGACCCTAACGGTGAGAAGTGGAGAGCAGAGTCAAACTTAGTTGTTATAGGTACGCAGGGTGCGGTAGAGGGTAGTGCTGAGATTGCATCCCTCAGTGTTGATCAGGTTGACTTGGTTGGACTAGAAGTCCCTTATAAATGCTTTGAAGTAAACACAGGTTCCTCCCTGCATATCAATGGCTTTACAGGAAACGCTCCTGATAAGTGTAAATATTTCTACTTCAATGGTGCAGAGACATCCTCCATTCGTGATTACAATCGCGGTGGAATACGAGTAGGGTCGCCAGTAAAAAGCACAGCTAACTTAATCGAGATTGACTCAACAAACGGAATGTTTGAAGGTCATCAGTTAAGTGTATCAGGATTGCAGGCACCTACTGTACCTTCGGGTCAGAAGAAGTTTGCTACCCTAGAGGCGGGTAACTGGAGTGTAGGTAACTCGTTTGTAATTAGAAACTTGGGTACAGGTGGAACACCAGAGGAGATTAACGCCAGGTGGGTTGCGTACACTGGTATAAACAAGGCTTGGGTGTATGGTGATACCTTTGTAGGTACAGCTAATAGTCAGTCTGCTTTAACAGGTGCTATCGCAGGTACTGGCGGTTTTGTGGAAGGCCAAGAGTATAAGATATTTGACGTAGGCACAGCAGGGAATGCAGCTTGGATAACATACTTGGGGCAGGCTAGACCTGGAGGCGGTGACTATGTTGCAGGTGATGTTTTCACTGGCACTGCTAACGACTCAACGCTGTTGACAGGGGCTGTTGCTCAGAAGATTTACTACCCTAGTTATGTCGGTGACATCAAACATATCAATGATGAAAACGTAATGGTTGCCAACATATACAAGCCTCAAGACGCAGCCGCTGGTACTGGATTCCCTCGCACTTCTCTTTATGTAGCTAGAAGCACAACGTACCTTCAGAAGCTGTACCTTGTGACTAACAGCGCACTGGTTGCAGACGACACTAACTATGCTCAGATACAGTTTATTAAAGTAAGAGCTGACCAAACTGTCTGCCCTCTAAACAGTCAAACCCCGCCAGCAGAAGATTGCTTTGCAGGACAGATTGCAAGGATTGAAACTAAACAGATAGCATCAGGTGGCACTGGTAACTGGAAAATAGGCCAGATAATTGAGATACCTTTCACCGATCCAAGACTAGATGCAGGAGAAGGAATAGCGTTTACAATAAACAAGCCAAGCGAAGGTGGCGGCACAGGGGTGGTTGTTCCTCACCTTGGTGTTGTTGCCGAACTTTCACCCAACCTATCACTGCAAACAGCAGATTAATTAACGAGAACTATCATGGTCGAAGAGACAAAGGAAGCAATGGATATAGCAGCAGCATCAACTGGGATACTGGCACTGGCAGCATGGTTGCCCCCTGTAGCATCACTGTTTACAATAGTCTGGTTAGGTTTAAGAATCTATGAATCAGATACAGTCCAAGGGCTGTTAGGAAGGAAGTAATGATTGAGAAGTTTATAGCACCTGTCACTAACTTACTGGACAAGTTCATACCCGATGCGGATACCAAGCAGAAGATCGCCCATGAGATTGCAACAATGTCTGAACGCCACGCGCAGGAAATCGCACTGGCTCAGATCGAAGTCAACAAAGCAGAAGCAAAAGGAAACTGGTTCCAAGCAGGATGGAGACCAGCTACAGGTTGGGTGTGTGTTGCAGGGTTCGCAGTAAACTTCCTGATCTCTCCAATCGCAGCAGCCTTCGGTGTTACAATACCTCAAGCAGATACAGCGGTTATGCTGCCTGTACTAATGGGTATGCTAGGGCTAGGTACAATGAGAACTATTGAAAGGATGAAGAAAGATGGGTGATGTAGTTAAGCTAAGGCCAGACCTTGCAGCACTGTGTGAAGAGTATGAGACTCTTATAGTCATAGGTGTGAACGACGAACAGATACAGATCGTATCTAACTTGGAAGACCCTGACATTCTGTACAGTATGGAAGTTGCTAAGGCAGAGCTAATCAATGCCTACTTCTCTGCTGACTACGAGATACACTGATGCAGATGCAATACTTCGACATCAAAGAGTTTGATTGCCAAGAGACTGGCACTAACGAGATGAACCCTTTCTTCTTGGAGAAGCTAGACCAACTGCGTCACCAGTGTGGATTCCCTTTCAAGATTACCAGTGGATACCGTGACCCCTCTCACTCCATCGAGGCTCGTAAGACCAGACCTGGCACTCATGCTAGGGGCATTGCTGCTGACATCAAGATCAACAGCGGCTCAGAAGGCTATGTGATTGTGCGTGAGGCTATGAAGATGGGGTTTGGTGGCATAGGTATTGCCAAGAACTTTATCCATGTAGACGTACGCGATACCGTACAGGTTATCTGGACATATTAGTTTACATTTGGCCGGATATAAGGCGCTAGACTACCCAAATCCTTAGCTCAGTAAACTCTTGCTGGTCTTCTTAGATTCTTTGAATGCCTTAGCTGTGGGTGCGCCCTTGGCTCCAGGCTTTCTCATTTTCTCAGAGCTACCTGCTTTGATGCGCTTACGTTTGGCATGGATGTTTGCGTATAGACCTTTCATTTGAGTAGACTCTTTGGTTTCTTTTTGTGGCGGGCTGCAAAGTTCTTAGCGGATTCTTTATTACTGAACCCCCATGCTCTGAGTGCCAGTTGGAGACGAGTAGGCTCACCCTTCGCATCCTTGAGAGGGCCAGCCATTCCACCAAACCTAGCTGCAAAACTAACGCGCCTAGGATTGGTGCCTTTCTTTACAGGGGCTTTTAGATTAGACCCTTCAGTTCTCTTGAAGTGATCGCGACCTGCTTGTGTCAATCCCCCTTTGGGGTTTTTATGTTTCTTTTTCATGCCCCGATTATAGCATATTCAGATATTTATTTCTCGTCGTATTCCATCTCTAGCAGCATCTCGCAGTAGTGTATAACCTTGCGAATATCTTCAGCACCATTCTTGTCACGGTGTCGGGTGATGTACTTGATTACGTTGCCTTCAATATAGCCGAGCTTATTCTTGTAGATGTACTCGATTGGCTGTATCTCCTGCATATAGTGGCTGCCGCCTTCTTGCTTATTTAGGTAGCTCATACTTCTTTCTCAAATAGTTAAGTGACACAGGCATCTCGTCACACTGCCCATCGTTGACTTCGTGTAGCATCCACACACCACGCCAGCTACTGTTGGTCTGGGCTGTCAGGTAGTCCTCATCATGGACGTAGAAGATACCAGCGAACAATCCGATCATGGGCTTCATGTCTGCTCGGTTGGCAAAGGCTATATCTCTATCCTGAACGTGACCCATCACACAGCTCATGTGCTTCTTGGATAACATCAGCTTGGCACTAGATACAGGGCGACCCATAATACCACTGGTGAAGTAATGCGAGTATGCAATACCATCAATAACACATACCTCAAGGAAGTCGTAGACCTCCCAGCCCATTTCATCTAGCTTCAGATCAGCATAGCCTATCAAACCTTCTAGCTTTGCATCAGACTCAATGGCTCTCTCAATGCGCTGCTCATGGTTTCCCAGTGTGAACACTAGGCGTGGGTTCCAGCGTTTTCTTTTGCCCTCAGCCAGTCTCTTCTGCTCTGCTCTGATGGGTGCAAGGAATGTTTCCAGACCCTTGATACCTGCATCAATATCATCTTTATATCGACGGCCTTCAAAGGACTTCTTACCTACATCCCAACTGGATAGCGAGGGCATATCCCAGTGATCTCCAATGTGAACGATCACATCTGGCTTCTTCTCTACAGCGTACCTTCCTGCCCACTCCAAGTGCTTGAGGCTACTACCTGGTTTGACTTGGGTGTCAGGGATAATCATGTGCTTCATAATCTACTCCATTAAAAAAGCCCCCATCAGGAGGCTATGTCTTGGTATGCAATTGCAGCTAGGCCACAGATTACGACGATGATTGCGATGGTCACGATAGAACCCCCAGTAGTAGAAGAGGGGCGGATTATACTCGCTATCGTTGATGATATATAATGATACATATTCATGGATTCTATATCAGTAATGGTATATCAATCGTCTTCAGGCTTCATCATCTTGCTTTCTCAACTTACGGCTTTTCCATTGCTTATGTTCATCCATAGTAAGCAATATCATTCCTGTGAGAATACCGCCAGCTCCGATTATGAAGATGGCGGCACCAAGGGCTTCCATTAGAATGGAATGTCTTCATCGACAGGGGCAGCAACCTTAGACTTAGCTGGAGCTGCATCACCATCAGTGAAGAACACCTTAACGTTACCGAGGATAGGGGTCTTAACGCCCTGCTCACGTTCCTCAGCGGAAGTTGACTGAGATACAAAGCCATTGTTCTCGTACTGGTCTTGCTCGGCAGTATCAATGAAGGTAGTCAGGTCTAGGTAAGTACCTTTGGCACCCTCAAACAGTCGCTCTTTGTCGATCTTTGTTACGTCTAACTTAATGCTCAATCCAACTTTCATACTAATCTCTCCGTTTCTTCTACTATGGTTTTGACGGCCTTCTCAACTTGCTCTGCCATCGCTTCAATATACTTCTCGTTACGGTGCGCTCTCACTAATAGGTGTGGCATCTCTGGGTGGTAGCTCATAAAGTCCCACCACTCTCTGCCAGTAATCCATAAGCAACCCTGCACCTGCTGGTAATACTTTGATGGAACTTTACCTGCTCTCAGGTAGCTAACGTGTACCGAATCAGATGGACATTTTATCTCTAAACCACCTTGTTCTGCAACTAAGCCATCGGGACTACACCCAAACTCCTCGCTGTCATGCAGGATAAACCCTGTCTCGACAACCTCAAAGTCAGTGATGAACTCATAGGCTTCACGCGCTTCTGGCTCCAGGGCATTGCCCCTTTCCATATGCTCATTAGTGTAGAAAGGTTTGCTTCTACCAGTCAATCTCTCAGCTATCATCTCATTGATGTAGGACTCGGCTGAACTGCTAGGCTTACCACTACCTGTTACCAGTCTCCCAAAGTTAGAGGCTGATGGCCTGCCCAGTCTTGAGGCAAGCCACTCAGGGGAACCCTGCTCATCGTTTAAGATGATCATTTTACTTTTGCCTGTAGTGCGGCAATAGCTCTGGTGTGGTGAACAGCCAGCATATTATCTACAGAGTCTGTCTTAAAGTATTTCAGGAACTGCTTAACGTCTGCACCTGTCAACTCAAGTAGTGCTTTGATCTCTGATGACTGCTCTTCACTGACCACCTCAGTCTTGGTGGACTCTGGCAAGTCTTCACCTGCATAGATGTAGATGCCCAGACCGAACATGGCAATACACTTTACTAGGCACCGCATACGAGCATCACTGATGTCACGAGTGGTTGGGTTGACGATAGACTTGTTGCGGTTATCCATTACTGGGAGCCACATAGAGTGAGTTACACCCTGTACTGTTACAGATACGTTGACTTCTACTGTGTCATTCCGCAAGCAGTTGCCAATATCATACTCATAGGTTGAGTCAGGGTAGTGCTCCATCAGGGTTTGCCATGCCCATGCCCATGATAGGTAGGTTAGCTTTCCTTTCTGTTCTACTTTAGCTGAACAGTCGATTGCGGACAGTGTTGCCCATACGGATTTTTTATTAGTCATTAGTGTGTTACTCCTACTTGCTTGTTAAGTTCGGCTTCCGCCTCGTCTGCTTTTTTATTAAATATTTCTGCTGCAACTTCTCCGCCCAGCAGATGCCCGATAGCTAAGATAGCACCTACACTCATATGCTTGTAAGCAAGCCAGTCATCGTCATCCATGTTAGGATCAGCCGCGTAAACTTCATCGCCCATTTTATCTAACTCGTTGACCAGCTTAAGTAATTCCACTCTAACCTCTTCTTTAGAGTAAAAGCTGGGTATGTCTTCTACCTTTGGTAAGTTGTGAAACATTAGTTAAATTCTCCTGCTGATTGCATTTGCTCAAAGACATAGCGGCTGCCATATCCAATGTCATAGGCGTGTGACTGCCCTTCTTTGTGTGGAAGACCCTGACGGCAATCATTGTCACCGCGATCAAGGTCTGTTAGGTACTGCTCTTGCTCTATAGTAAGAACAAATTCAGATCGAGTTAGGTATCGCTCAGTGCTTATCATCTTATTCTCCTGCCAAGTAGTATTCACAAACGCTACACTCTTCACCGAAGCGATTCTGTACGTCGATTCTTCTGGAAAGTATTGGGTAGCCTTGCTGCTTTAGCTCAAAGATTCTTGTCGCCAGTTGGGTGATGCCCAGCTTATCATATGCTTCAAGTGAGGTGACTGTATTGCCACCCTCGAAGTGTTCGCGGATTCTCTCACGTTGTCCCATGTTATTCTCCTACCGTAAAGCCGTGCATGGCATACATCTTATCACGTTGCTCGCTGCTCTTGCAGTATAGATCAATCTGAGCTTTAAGAAA